CCGGCGACGAAGCGAAGCCCTGCGGTCAGGTCTGCGCGCCCGAGATTGTCCTAATCCACCGCGGCCGGGGCGTAGGCCGGGTTCTTGCTATCCCCCTGCAAGCCCGATGGCATGGCCATCGTCTGCCGGGAAGCACAGCCAACCTTGTTTTCCAGGGCTTCAAGCGCTACTTCTGCTATCTGATGACGCCACCAACGGCCACCGGGAAGCACCCCTCTGCTTCCCCAGTGCTTCCCCACAGGACCCGATGAAGCTTGATAGCAGGAGCGTCGCCGCGCTCGATCTCCCCGGCGGCAAGACCGACGTGATCCACTTCGACGACGAGTTGAAGGGCTTCGGCTACCGGCTGCGCGCCGCTGCCGGTGGCAAGGTGATTCGTTCCTGGCTAGTGCAATACCGGCGCGGCGGCGCCACTCGTCGGCTGCTCCTTGGCCCGGGCAATGTGCTGTCGGCCGAGGCGGCCCGTGCCGCCGCCAAGAAGGTCCTGGCCAAGGTTGCCCTCGGTGAAGACCCGCAAGAGGATAAGGCCGAGCGCCGCAGCAAGGACAAGCTGACCCGCCTCGACGCCGTGGTCGAGGAATATCTCGCCTGGAAGCGGACCAAGGTCCGGCCGTCCACGTTCCGCGAGGTCGAGCGCTACCTCACCGGCAGCTACTTTCGGCCGCTACATTCCATGTCGGTCGATACCATCAGCCGCAAGGATATCGCTGCCCGTCTCGTCATCATCAGCCGCGAAAACAGTGAGATCACCGCCGCCTGCGCGCGAGGTGCCTTGTCGGCCTTCTTCGTCTGGTGCTTACAGATGGGCTTGACGGAGAGCAACCCGGTCGTCGGCGTGATCAAGCCAGAGGGTGCCGAGGAGGGTTCGCACGTGCTCACCGATCGCGAGCTTGCCGCCCTGTGGCGCGCCTGTGGTGATGACGACTTCGGCCGGGTCGTGAAATTGCTGGTCGTAACCGCATGTCGAAGGCAGGAGATCGGCGGCATGCGCTGGTCCGAGCTTGATGCTGATCGCGGCACATGGACATTGCCGAGCGAGCGATCGAAGAACGGGAGGGCGCACACGCTCCCCTTACCGTCGATCGCATGGGAGATCATCGAGAGCGTGCCGCGCCGGGCCACACGTGATCGCCTGTTCGGTGTTCATGCCGGTGAGGGCTTCACCAATTGGCACGCGAAGGATGACCTCGACCTCCGCCTAGGCGCGGCTGTGCGACCATATCATTTACATGACATCCGCCGCTCGGTCGCAACCCGAATGGCTGATATCGGCGTGCAACCGCACATCATCGAGCAAATCTTGAACCATCAGAGTGGTCACCGCAGCGGCGTCGCCGGAATTTACAATCGCAGTAGCTATGAGCGCGAGGTGCGGGCGGCCTTGGCGCTATGGGCCGACCATATCCGCAGCATTGTTGACGGTGGCGAGCGCAAAGTTCTCCTGTTGCCACAAGCAGCCCAATGAGCTATATGACGGCCAGATCCTAAACGAGCGCCATCTAGTCCACGGGACTAGTAGACTCTCCGGGACACTGGCCAACCCCGACCTCGCCCGGGTCGATAAACAAAGGCGCCGATCTCTGTCGGTGGCGCCGCCGCCCGCGCAACCCGGCTCCTAAGTCGGCCCATGCGCCAACAGGTCGCTCCTGAAAGACGCTTTAAACAAGCGTCGGGGGCGGCCTTTCGTCTTTTTGGCCTCCTCGACGCGCTTAGCTAGAGGACGACCAATGAGTCTTCGTGAAAATGAGCTACACCGCTCACAACACGCACGGCGGCAGCATCATAAGAAGCTACGGCGGCGCAACAATCAGGATATCCGCACCCAACGCTCAAGGCGCAAGCAGTATGCCCTCGATGCGCCGCTCTCGGTGCTCCATGACGATCAGGTTTTGACCTTCTTCGAGTGGTGCCAACTGAATCGGTTTTCAGAGCGCACCGGCCGCCGCATCCTCAAAGGCCCTTATAGTCCGAAGGTGACGATGCTGTCGCCGCGCCGGGTTGGCATCACCGTCGGCAACAATCGTGCTTGGCAAAAGTCGCGGGAACGGCGGGCGTGAGCAACCGTGTCTCTCACAACGCGAAAAGCCCGTGCTGGCGACACGGGCTCTCGGAGAACTTTGCCTGAGCACGGCAAGGGGCCTTCTACAATTAAATCGCCGCATCGGCAATGGGGGTCACCCCACCAGACGTGGCCCGACACCGAGTTGGCGCGCGCCTATCTGAACGCGCTAGCGCGCTGGGCCACGCGCCACGCAAATAACGCTTCTGCAAAAATCGTGCTGCCTGCCGGCGTTGTTGGCGTCGGCGAGGCACGACAGGTGCTGCTCGCGCTCCCGCTGATTGGGCCGAGGGAGGGGCGCCAGTGAGTACTAAGGATAACGTATACGTTCTGCACCGCGATTGCGAAACGGGAAGCACGTTGAACTTGCCAGAGGTAGGCGCCTGGAAATATGCGACCCATCCCACGACAGATGTTTGGTGCTACGCCTACGCCGTTAACGATGGGCCGATAAAGTTGTGGGTTCCCGGCGACCCCGTGCCGCCGGAATTCACCGAGGCCGCAGAGAATCCAAACTGGCTCGTCAGCGCCTTCAACGATCAGTTCGAGCGCCTAATTGAGCAACACATCATGGCGCGGCGCTACGGCTGGCCGACGGTCCCGATCGAACGGCACCGCTGCACTCAGGCCGCGGCATTAGCGCTCGCGCTGCCAGCCAAGCTCGAGAAGGTGGCACAAGCGCTCGATCTTGAACAGCAGAAGGACATGGGCGGCCATAAGCTGATGCTGCAAATGGCGCGGCCCCGCCGTCCGCGGGGGGAGGATCCAAATGGCGTTTATTGGCTTGACGATCCCGAGCGCCGGGAGCGGCTGGGAAAGTACTGCATGCAGGACGTCGCGGTAGAGCGCGCGATCCACTATCGCACCGGATCACTCAGCCGCGAAGAGCAATTGCTTTGGGTGCTCGACACCGTGATTAACGATCGCGGCCTTCACATCGATGGCAAGCTGCTCGACGCCGCGATCCAAATTGCCGAAGCCGCACAAGGCGCGATCAACGGCGAGCTTCAAAGAATCACCGAGGGAGTGCTTGAAACTGTCAATCAGCCGAAGATAAAGGAGTGGCTCGAGGCGCGCGGCTGCAGGATCACCGACATTCAGAAAACCACGCTGCACAAGGCGCTCACGCGGTCAAATCTACCGCCAACTACTCGACGCGTGATCGAGCTACGGCTTGAGGGTGCCCACGCCGCAGCCGCCAAGCTCCAAACCATACGCGACTGGCGTAACTCGGATGGCCGCGTTCGCGGCGCATTCAAGTATCACGGGGCCTCGACGGGCCGTTGGGCCAGCTTCGGCATTCAGGTCCAGAATATGAAGCGCCCCTTGGTCGAGGATTTGGGTGCTGCCATCGACGCCGTTGCCACGGGAGACTTCAACTACCTGCGCCGCCGCTACTCGCAGCCAATGTCGGTTGTTGGGGATATCACCCGCGCGCTGATTTGTGCACGGCCCCGCCACCGGTTGATCACAGCCGATTTCTCCGGCGTCGAGAGCCGCGTAACGGCATGGGTCTCGGGCCAGCAATCAAAGCTCGACCAGTGGGCCGAGTTTGATCGCACACAAGCGCCGGAAGACGAGCCCTATTCTATTCTCGGCAGCAAGTTTGGATTGCCCCGCGAGCAGGCTCGCGCCGTTGGAAAAACGGCGGACCTCGCTTTTGGATACATGGGCGCAGTTGGCGCCTGGAGAAAGCTCGCACCTCCCGACGACGCGTCAACAGAAGCAGAAATTAGGCAACGGCAACAAGCCTGGCGCAATGCACACCCCGAGACGGTCCGTTTCTGGCGCGCCCTGGAGCGGGCAGCAATAAAAGCGGTGCAAACGCCCGGCACCACCGTGCCGTGCAAGCGTGTCGCATTCAGGCGTGACCGAGACTTTCTCTTCATGAAATTGCCAAGCGGACGTGAAATCGCCTATCCGTTCCCGCGTCTGAAAACTAACAGTCGCGGCGACTGCGTCGTCTTATTCATGGACAATGATAAAGGTCAGTGGGTCGAATGCCGTCAAGGGCAGGGCGCGTACGGAGGCACGTGGATCGAGAATGCGGTGCAGGCAATTGCACGTGATCTGTTTGCTGCAGCCATGCCACGGCTCGAAGCTGCGGGTTATCACATCACCCTGCATGTTCACGATGAAATTTGTGTTGAAGTACCTGAAGACTTTGGCAGCGCGGAACAGTTCCTACAGATCATCACGACGCCGCCGAGCTGGGCTGATGGCCTGCCGATCGCAGCCAAAGTCCGTGTGGGAGAACGGTTCTGCAAGATCACCAAGCCGAAGGCGATGCCTGATGACGCCGCGCCAAATCCGGCCGAGGACGAGGTGGTCGAGGAGGCGCCGGTCGACATCGAAGAGACTGCCGGTGTTGACGCCGGAGAAGACCGTGGTGGTCATCAAGACTGCGGTGAGAATAACAATGAGGGCGAGGAAGCCCACAGCTGGAACAGGTACGCGTCAGGCGAGCGGTCGTGGGGCCGAAACGTCAACGCCTACATCTATCAGGACGAGAGCAGCGCCCCCTATCTGCGCGTCGTCCGCACCTCGGCGAAGCAATTCCCGCAATTTCACTGGGAGAACGGCCGCTGGCTGAACGGTAAGCCGGCAGGCCCGAAGATCCCGTACCGCTTGCCGGAGCTTCTCGCTGCGGCGCCAGCGACTCCAGTTTTCATCTGTGAGGGCGAGAAGGACGCCCACAACGTGGCTTCGCTCGGGCTCATCGCAACCACAAACTCGGAGGGCGCCGGTAAGTGGACCATGGAGCTTAACAAGTGGTTCGCAGAAAAGCAGACAGTCTACATCCTCGAGGACAATGACGACGCGGGGCGCAGCCACGCCGCCAAGGTGGCGAGCGCGTTGCAAGGCATCGTCCCTGAAATCCGCGTGGTCTCGTTTCCTGAGTTACCGGACCACGGCGATGTTTCGGATTGGCTCGAGACGGGTGGTACCAAGGCACAACTGCTCGAGCGCGCCAAGAAGGCGAGGCCGCCGAGCAAGGGTTACACACTGGTTCGCGCCTCCGACGTCGTTCCCCGAGCAATGAACTGGCTGTGGCCCGGCCACCTCTTGCGCGGCTCGCTCGAGCTACTGACCGGGCTTCCCGGCAAGGGCAAGAGCCAGGTGCACTGTCAATTCGTGGCCAGCGCCACCACCGGTAAGGCATGGCCCGACGGGACCAACGGCATCCCGGCGTGCAACGTGATCATGCTCACGGCCGAGGATTGTCTCGACCAGATCTTGATCCCACGCCTGATCGCGGCCAAAGCCAATCTCAAACGGGTGCACATCCTCAAGAGCATCCGTAGGGACAATAAGGATCACATGTTTCTACTGCAGGAGGATATCGAGGTATTGGCGAAGATCATCGCCGACGTTGGCGACGTGGGCTTGGTCACCATCGATCCGATCACGGCGTACATGGGAAGTAAGATTGACAGCCACCGCACCACGGATGTGCGCAGCCAGCTTGGACCACTGGCGGAGGTGGCGGAACGCCTAAACATAGCTATCTCGGCAATTACTCACCCAGCAAAGAATGCAGGCCAGCGCGCGATTGATCATTTCATCGGATCACAAGCCTTCATCGCCGCCGCCCGGATCGGGCATATGTGTGTCGATGAAATGGAAGAGAACGAGAAAGGGCGCCCCGAACCAACTGGGCGTGCGTTGTTTGCTAATCCGAAGAACAACCCGCACCCGCTAATGCCAACGCTCGCCTACAGGATTGAACAGGTGGTAATCGGGACAGACCCGCAGACAGGCGCAGATATCAAGACACCCGGCGTGGTGTGGGAGGAAGCCGTGGATTTGACTGCCGATCAGGCCATTGCCGCATCAAAAGCAGATAAGGGCTCGCCGAGCGGCGCCGTGGTGTTTTTACTTGATATTTTGGCGAACGGACCTGTGCCAAAGAAAATAATTCAGGAGCGGGCCGTCGCGCGTGGGCTTAGTGAAGACCAACTCGACCGCGCCAAGCGGAAGATGAGCGTCGCAGCCTTCAAGCAACCCGGAAAAATCGACGGCGGCTGGTTCTGGTCACTCGCGGAGCATGCCCCACAAGAGGCGGCCAGCTCCTAACCGTTTTTTACCGCGGCCTTCGCGGTCTTCTAGTAATTTCAATGGGTTAGGCCCGCTGCCTTCGAAGGCAGCGCCCCGCGGTCTTCGAAGGCCGCGCGGTCTTCGAAGGCCGCGGAGCTAAGTCATTGAAAAACCTGGAAGGCCGCGAAGGCCGCGCTAGATGGAGTTAGAGAAGCGGCTGAGGCCTAAGTTCCCGGAGGCCGTGGCCCGCGCCACGGCCGAGTTCCGCCGCTGGATTTTTTTCCTATGCGCCCGGGTGTTGGCGCGGCAACGATTTGAGGGCAATATGGCTTAGGTTTATACTCCTATCACATGATGAGTCGTTGGCGCTGGCGATAAGGGCGACGGCGCTCCGATCGTTTGCCGATCGTAAGGTTGGGAGCCTGAGGCAGAAGGTACCTCTTCCGGAAGTTGCGAGGGGACGCGCTGGTCGTCCTTCCAGCTACAAGCACCCCCGACTTTGCTGGGGTCCAGCCTCTCTTTATGGACAACAAACGAAAGGGTTGCGTTATGGCAGCACCTAAAGGAAATAAGTTCGCCGTTGGCAACAAAGACGGTGGTCGGCATTCTCAGTTTAATCCGAAGTTCATTAGACGCGCAGAGCTTGCGGGTCGAGCTGGATTTACTGATAAGGAATTAGCTGAATTGTTCGATGTAAGTTTGTCAACAATTGAAAAATTCAAGCGCCAACGGGAAGAGTTTCGTAATGCCCTTAAAGGAGGCAAGGTCGAGGCCGACAAATGCGTTGAGCGTTCTCTCTATGAGCGTGCCAACGGGTATTCATACGACGCGGTGAAGATCTTCATGCCGGCAGGCGCCAAGAAGCCAGTGTACGCGCCCTACCGCGAGCACGTGCCGCCAGATACGACCGCCGCAATTTTTTGGTTGAAGAACCGCGATCCAGCTCACTGGCGCGACGCTTGGCAGATGGAGCACACGCTCGGCAAGTATCTGATCAGTGACAAGCCGATGACCGAGGACGAGTGGGCGAAGGAGCGCGCCACGCTGATCGACGTCACCCCCGAAGAGTGAGGACTCGCAATCACCAGGGCACCTGCCGGCTTGGGATCGCGCTGAGGATCAGGCCGCCTACGTCGCCGCCGGAGGAACAAAACCGACCTGCACATCGGTCCATTCTTTGCCGCGTGCAGTCCGGATAAATTGCCGACGGGATCAGACTAACGCCGCCTTACGCGGGCCTACTCAATCTCTCGCGAACGCGGATAACCTGCATGGCGTGCCACTTGCCGCCCGCTGGCGTCGGCACGCCATCAGCATTCAATTTCTCGGCCGCCTTGCGAGCAGACAATCCAGATAGCCCCTCAAACACGCTACGAAGCCCCTCAGCGCGTTCTCGCGCCTCCCGCTCCAACTCTATGCCCTTAGTGCGCAGCCCACCTATGCGCACGCCCTTGGCTTTGGCGCGCTTCATAGCGGCCTTGGTCCGTTCACTGATTAACCTGCGCTCCTTCTCCGCTAGGGCGGCGTAAATATGGAGCAAAAATGGGTCAGTGTCGGCGCCGAGTTCGGTCACGATGAACGGAACGCGATGCTTCATAAGCCCCGAAATGTAGTGAACGTCACGGCTGAGCCGATCCAGCTTGGCAACGATGATCGGCGCACGTTCCTTACGGGCGCGCTCTAGGGCCTCAGCAAGCGCAGGGCGATGATCTTCGCCGTGCTTCCCGCTTTCGACCTCTGTGAACGTCTGGGCGAACGTGTACCCCTCTGCATCGGCGAAACGTTGCAACGCCTCCTGCTGGGCTTCTATACCGAGGCCGGAGCGGCCCTGCTTGGCGGTCGAAACGCGGATGTAGCCGATGGCCGGTCGCATAGTGGGGCTCCCCGAAACGCGTCTAGGAACCGTGATGTGTTACATTGAATTTCGTAACGTGTCAAGGGATCATGTTTCAAACGCGCTTTTTGCGGCAAGCGCGCCTCCACAAGATAGAGCTAGGGCCGAGGGCGGCGGTGGAACAAAGACCGGCGGAACGAAGGGGGCGGAGCCCGCAAGGGTGTCGATAGGATGAGCTGGCGCGACCAGGCGAACGAGGATTGCGAATTCTGCCACGTGCCGTAGCGCGACGACGGCGCGCCGCTCGGCTGCGTGCTGAGCCTCGAGAGCGGCAGCTCGACCTACGCCTACACGACCACGGGTATGCTGCGGCGTCTGGGTGCGTGCCCGACCGACGAGGCGGCCAGACGTTCGGTCGAGCGCGCGGTCGGCACCGAGGAGGGCGCGCTGTGGTGACCGAGAACTGGCTCGAGTTCATACTCAGGCGCGGCGAGGAGCTAGCGCGTCGTCTACCTCTACGCGCCGCAGCTCGCGCTCGCGCGGGTGACTAGGCCGGCGGGGAGATCCCCGGGTAGGACCCTTTTCGGCCTGGGGCCCCAGGGTCCTGGGCCACGATGCCCATTGGACCGACCCCACAAGCTTGGAAGCGTTCGGTCGGACCGTGGAACAAATTAAAATTCTTCCAGCGCTGCTTATCGTCACTTTCCGCCGTACCGGTGGCGACTAAGCGGGTTCAGAACATCTCAGGTCTGTCTCAGGGGGCCATTGGCGACGCAGCGGCAGCCAGAGCGTGCGATCAACCGATGGCTAGGGTAGTCGGCCGCCAGCGGCCGTTGTGGTTGGGCTTATCCGAAGAGAGGAAGCTCGCTAAGTTCCTAATGAGATGCGCACAGGATCGCAGGCCGTGCGTTACAACAAGGGGTAGTTTTCGTGACGGTCATCGTCCTGCCGGCGCCGGCTTATGGTGAAGAGAGCCGGGTGGAACCTCTGCGGCACGCGCCAATTGACGCTGTGCGGGAGCGCGCGCCAACCATTCGGAGGTGCATATGGCACAAACACGGGCGGCGCGGGCGGCAAATCAGGCCATTCCGGCGCCGCAAAAGGTTTCGTTATCGCTGACCGTCA